ATAGGTAGAGCTTTATTAGGTAAGAAAGGATTTACATCAGCTAGAGATATAGTTAGTAGAAAATTTCCTGATATAGTAGATCCAACTAAAGATCCTAATACATCTACTAAAGTAGGAACATCTACTACTAATAAAACACAGCAAACTAAAGTAGAAAAAGATTTTAGTACATTTATATCAGGCCCAGAAGATTATACTAATTTAACTGGGGATGATGCTAAATCTAATATAATGAATCAATTACAACATCAAAATGAATATTTAAAAAGACAAGGACAAAGTTATCCTAATCAAACAGATGTACCATTTATAAATCAATATATGGCTGATTCATTAGCACAAGCAGGTATTAAAGATCTAAGACAGTTAGGATATAAAGATGTAGAGCAACCTAAAGTATCAGCAGAATTAATTAAAAAAGGTGATAAATATTATCTTAAACCTGAAAAGGTTAGTAATCATTTAGACAGATCTAGAGAAAAATCTAAACTTATTGAAGTTTCACCTGAAGATGTAAAAACAACAAGCAGAAGTTTAGGTATGGGTGGAAAAGAAACTAAGATTGTTGGTTTAGTTCCACAAGCTCCAAAAAGAATTTTAATTAATAAAGATACAGGTGAACAAGTAGTACAAGGTAAGTATGGAGGAGAGTTAGGATACGAACAAGATACTACTAGAGCAATAGGTTATGGCATGAGATCAAAGGCTAAAGCACGAACAAATATAGAAGCAATTAATGCAGCAAATGATCCAAGAAAAGGAGTAAGATGGGGTAATACTACACAAACTGAAGGCATGACTAACTTTATGATTAGGTTTGATGAGAATGATAATGCTTTAATATACCCTAATTATGTGGATACTAAAAATGATGCTGCTGAAAAGTTTGCTATTGCGGCTGCAATAGGAGCAGGTCTTACTTATGGCCCAGGATTAATGTCTAAATTAGGCACTAAAGTAAGTAGTGCTGTAGGTGAAAGTACTGTAAAAAGTATAGCTAAGAAATTTTTACCAGAGTTTACAAAAGAAGGTATTATTAAAGAAGTTGGTAAAAAAGCAGTTAAAGAAGTAGTTAAAAAAGGAGCTACAAGTATTATAGAAAAACAATATCCTGGTGCTGGTAGGAAAAGATGAGTTAATGATTCCTCATTTAAAATAAAGAATCTATAATTGGCTACCTTATCCCCCCTTACAGGCTACGGATAGCCCCAATAAGAAGGAAGTACAAAATGGCTGAAGCAGCAGAAGTAATAGAAACACCTGAAGTTAAACCTCAGAAAAAGAAAGTAGTAGGCTTTGCTACACGATCTGCTAATAAAGAACGTATAGAACAAGAAGAAAAAGAATTAGAAGAATTAAAAAAACAGAATACAGGACAAGTTGAAGAAGAAGAAAAATCTGAACCTGAACCTGTTACAGCAGAAGAAAAAAGTTTTAAAAAAAGATATGGTGATTTAAGAAGACACTCACAAAAGAAAGAACATGATCTTCAAAAGCAGATAGATGAGTTAAGAACTCAATTAGATGCTTCTACAAAGAAACAAATTAAGTTACCTAAATCAGAAGAAGAGTTAGATGAGTGGACTAAAGAGTACCCTGATGTAGCTAAGATTGTAGAAACAATAGCTATTAAAAAAGCTAAAGAACAATCTAAAGATTTAGAAGAAAGACTTAAACAAATTAATACAATGCAAGATGATGCATTAAGAGAGAAAGCTGAAGTAGAATTATTAAAGAAACATCCTGACTTTGTAACTATTAGAGATCAAGATGAATTTCATACTTGGGTAGAAGAACAACCTGAGTGGGTTCAAAAAGCATTATATGAAAATGAGCATGATGCTAATTCTGCTGCAAGAGCTATTGATCTTTACAAAGCTGATATGGGTATTAGTACTAAGAAAGTAACTGCAAAAGATAAAAGCCTTGATGCAGCTAAATCTGTAGCCACTAATAAAGGTAATCCTAATACTTCATCTGAAGTAGGAACACTTAAAGAATCAGATGTAGAAAAAATGTCAGCTAGAGAATATGAAGCAAATCAGGAAGAAATAACTAAAGCCATACAAAATGGTACATTTATATATGATTTGACAGGTTCAGCAAGATAGTACTTGACATTCAAGCATTTATATTTATAACAATAGTTCAACAATTACTGTAAGTGTAGTTTGCCCCTACATGGATACCAAATTACACTTACAAAATTTTATAACGCAATATAACAATTTTCGGAATACCTGAAACTTGATTGCCCATATTATATAGCTTGTGACGGCATCTATATAATTTGCACCAATAAAGACAGCCCCTAGAATGATTGTGTAAGAACTGCGTTGGATACTTATACTTTTTTTCAAGGAGAAATACAATGGCTTTTCCTAAGGCAACGGGCCATAACAATTTACCTAATGGTAATTTTAGCCCAGTAATATACTCGAAGCAGGTACAACTTGCTTTCCGTAAATCCTCCATAGTAGAAGATATTACCAATAGTGATTATTTTGGTGAGATTGCTAATATGGGTGATTCAGTTAAAATCATTAAAGAACCTGAAGTTTCCGTACAGGCTTACAATCGTGGTACACAAATTACTGCACAGGATCTTGATGATGAAGATTTCACATTAGTTGTTGATCAAGCTAACTACTATGCATTTAAGATGGATGATATTGAAGAAGCTCACAGTCATGTAAACTTCTTATCAATGGCATCTGATCGTGCTGCATATCGTTTAAGAGATCAATATGATCAAGATGTATTTGGTTATCTTTGTGGTTTTTCACAATCAGCAAAACATGGTGCTGCTGATACAGCTAGAACTTCTTCCCCTGGTACTAATGCTGTTTCAACAGCAGGTGATGATGAGCTTTTAACTACAATGAAACTAAAAAAAGGTAGTTTTGCTAATATCACTACTAGTAGTGCAGGTGAGCATTCAATTCCAATAGCTTCACGTTTGCCAGGTGCTACTTCAGTTCCAACAGCAACTGCAAGCCCATTACAAGTAGTAGCTCGTATGAGCCGTTTACTTGATACTCAATTTGTTGATACAGCAAACAGATGGTTAGTAGTTGATCCTGTATTTGCTGAGATATTAAAGGATGAGGATAGCAGATTATTTGACTCAGACTTTGGTGGATCAGGCTTACAGAATGGATTAGTGTTGAATAATCTACATGGCTTTAAAGTGTATATTTCAAACAACCTTCCATCAGTAGGAACAGGTTCTTCAACAACAGGTACAGCTAATCAAAATGCCAACTTTGGTGTTATTGTTGCTGGACATTCATCTGCTGTAGCTACTGCTCAACAGATTACTAAGACAGAAAGCTATCGAGATCCTGACAGCTTTGCTGACATCGTTCGTGGTATGCATCTTTATGGTCGTAAGATTTTAAGACCTGAAGCAATCGTTACTGCTAAATATAATACTGCTGCTTAAAGGAGAAAATAAATGGCTACAGTAGATCAATCAAGTGGTATAAATGGAGGAACACATCCTTCAAGAGCTATCCGTAAGATGCCTTATAAAATTGAAACAGATGTTAATTTAGCAACTGTTACAACTACTAAAGGTTCAGCTATCGGATCAGCAGACGTAATTCAAGTGTTGGATATTCCAGCTAAGTCTTTGGTATATGCAGCAGGACTTGAAATGGTTACACAAGGTGATGGTAAGTATACAGTAGATTTAGGTATTGAAACTGTAGATGGTGATGGATTTGTTAATGGAGAAGATTGGGGATCAGCAATTGCTACAGGTACAATTACTCAAATAGCTTCTGCCTGTAGACCTATGATGACTGGCTCTGATTTAACATTAGATCTTACTATTGGTAAGGCTAATACATCAGCAAGTGCTCTACCTACAACTGGTGTATTCCGTGCCTTTGCAGTAGTTCAAGATATTTCTAATGATCTTGGGCCTGACGAAGTAGATCGTGACCAATTAGCTTAATGCTATATTGTTGATATGTGGGTAGCTCTTGCTATAAGGGTTACCCATTTTTTTTGAAAGTAACGTAATGGCAATAACACAAGCTTTATGTACATCATTTAAAAAAGAATTGCTTGAAGGTAAGCATGACTTTTCTGTTTCTGGTGGACATACTTTTAAAATTGCTTTGTATAGTTCAGGTGCAGCATTAAGTGCAGGTACTACAAGTTATACTACTAGTGGAGAAGTAGCAGGTGCAGGATATACAAGTGGTGGATTAGGTTTAACTAATAAGACTGCTACTACATCAGGCACAGTAGCATTTACTAGTTTTGATAATGCTACATTTACTAATGCTTCTGTAACAGTAAGAGGTGCTTTAGTATATAACACAACTACAAGTGGTACATCTGACACTACTAATGCTGTATGTGTATTAGATTTTAGTGCAGATAAAACAACAACAACTGCTGATTTTATAGTAGGTTTTCCTACAGCAGATAGTACTACAGCTATTATAAGGATTGACTAAATAAATGGCTACAGTTACTTTAATAGATAGTACAGGAGAAGTATATGGTGTTGCTGTATATGGTACATCTGTTTATGGAACTATAAATAGTAGAACTATTATACCTGATGGAGTTAAAGCAACATCATCATTAGGTGAAGAAAGTATTACTGCAACACAATTTGATTATACAGCAGTAGCTGATAACTATGAAAGACGTAGGACAGTTCATGTACATAGATCAACTACATCTTCAGATAGAACAGTAAAGGTAGCTTAATATGTTTACATGGCCTAGTAAAGACCCTGATGAAACAGTAGACTTTAGTATGGATTGGTCAAGGTATTTAAATGATCAAGCTACTATTAGTTCTGTTATTTGGTTTGTTGATAATGCTTCAGGAACTAAAACTGAATTAGCTAGTGTTAATGATGTAGTAAATGGAATACAGTTTGTAGGTAAATCTAACACTAATACTGTAGCTACTATAAATGTAGCACTAGGTACTAATAATTTTAAATATAAATTTAGTTGTCAAATAACAGATACAACTGGAACAATAGCTGAAAGAACAGTATTACTTCCTATTAAGGAAACATAATGGCATATAATTTTTTAGGACTTGTTAATGAAGTTAATCGTAGACTTAATGAAGTAGAACTTACTAGTTCTAATTTTGCTAGTGCAGTAGGATTTTATTCACAAGTTAAAGATAGTGTTAATGCTGCAATACAAGAAATAGATCAAGAGTATCCTGAGTGGCCTTATAACTTTGTTGAACAAGAAGATACTTTAACTGCTGGTATTACTAGGTATAGTTTTCCTGCTAATGCTACTGTTTTAGACTTTGAAAGTTTTAGAGTTAAAGAAGATACTACATTAGGTAATCGAACACAAAAGTTACAAGTATTAACTTATGAAGAATACTTAGATAGATTTGTTGAGCAAGAGTATACAAGTGATACAAGTTTAAGAAGTGTTCCTGTATATGTAGCTAAAGGGCATGGTTTAGAATATATATTATCACCTGCACCTAATAAAGCTTATACTTTAGTATATGAATATTATTTAACTAGTACAGATTTAATAGATTCAACTGATGTGCCTAAAATACCTGAAATATATAGAAATGTAGTTGTTGATGGTGCTATGCATTATGCTTATATGTTTAGAGGCAATACACAAGATGCAATGGTTGCAGAGAAAAAGTTTAAAGATGGTTTAAAAAACATGAGAATTGTTTTAATTAATAAAAATACTTATGTTAGATCAACTATGTTAACAAGAACACAACGTAGTACATATGTTTATAGATTGGCTTCTTAATGCCTGATAATTTACAAACATATGCTTTTGAGTTTAAAGGTGGATTAATAAGTAATCTAGCACCTTTACAGCATGGTATACAGCAACCAGGTACTGCTAGAATATTAAGAAACTTTGAACCTTCAGTAGAGGGTGGTTATAAAAAGATATTAGGTTATAATAAGTTTGATAGTAATATAGTTCCAGGTTTTAATGTTTGTAAAGTACATGGAGCTAGTCAATCAGGTACAACATTAATAATAGGGAATGTACATTTTACACCTGTAGTAGGAGATACTTTAACAATAACAGGAGTAAGTGGTACATACACAGTAGCATCAGGAGGTGTAAGTTATAGTAGTACAACTAAAAGAGCTACACTTACTTTAACTACTAGTTTAGATAGTAGCCCTGCTGATCAAGCTAATGTAACTTTTACTAGTGGTTCTAATGAAGCTGTACATGGATTAGCTGCATGGGAATCAACAGTTATAGCAGTAAGAAATAATAATGTTTATAGTTCAGGAGGTTCAGGATTTACACAAATAAATGTAAGTCAGTATGGAGTACCTAGAGTAAATGGTGGTAGTCAAAGTGGTGGAACTTTAAATGTTGATGGATTAACATCAGCACCACAAGTAGGAGATACATTTACTATTGCAAGTGTAGCTTTAGTTTATACAGTAACAACTAAACCTACAGTTAATGCAGCAGGTGAATCAGCAATAGCTATATCACCTGATTTAAATAGTAGCCCAAGTAATGATGCTGTAATAACATTTTTAACAGCAGCAAAAGTAAATGCAGCTACTAATATAAATAGATTTTCTAAATATAGAATAGGTACAACAGAGAAGATAGCAGGTGTAGATGGTAGTAATTATCCATTTGTATATGATGGAACTACTTATACACCTTTAACAGGAGCACCTGATGATGTATTAGGTGCATCTCATACAGCATCATATAAGAATCAATTATTTTTTGCTAAAGGAGATGTACTAACTTTTACTGCACCTTATACAGATAATGATTTTGATGCAGGTAATGGTGCTGGAAATATAAGTGTAGGCTCTAATATAACAGGCTTAATTGCTTTTAGAGATCAGCTAATTATATTTAGTGAAAATAAAATTGATAGGTTAGTAGGTAATACTATAGCTGATTTTGTTTTACAACCTGTAACTAGAAATATAGGATGTATAGATTCAGATACTATTAGAGAGGTTGCAGGAGATGTAGTATTTCTTGGGCCTGATGGTATTAGATCTTTAAGTGGATCAGATAAAGTAGGAGATTTTGATTTAGCAGTTATATCAAAAACTATACAAAAAGAAGTAACAGATGTTATTAATTCTAATAATTCTTTTATGAGTGTAACTATAAAAAATAAATCTCAATATAGATTGTTAGGATTTAATTCTAATATTAGTGATTCTGCTGCTACTGGTATTATAGGAACACAGTTAGCAGGGCCACAAGGTTCTATGTTTGGTTGGTCAGAAACTAGAGGGTTTAAAGCATTTGTTGCAGATAGTAACTATAAATCTAAGACTGAAACAATAGTATTTGCAAATACAAATGGTTTTGTATATAACATGGATACAACTAATACTTTTGATGGTACTGCTATAGAGGCTACATTTGCATCACCTTTTGTAGCTTTAAGTGATCCTGAGTTTAGAAAGACTATTTTTAAATTACATTTATATACAGAGCCTTCAGGTAGTTTTGATACTACAGCTAGATTAAAGTTTGATTTAAATGAAGAGGGTAGTGTACAACCAGCATCAATAGCACTATCTAATACAACATCAGGAGTTGCAGGTGTATATGGTAGAAGCACTTCTACTTATGGTACAGCAGTATATGGTGGTAGATTAAAAAAGAAATTTACAGCACAAACAGTAGGATCAGGATTTAACGTATCAGTATTGTTTTCATCTACTGATTCAAACCCCTCATATTCTTTAGATGCTGCAACATTAGAATATGGCACTTTTGATAGACGATAATAACGAGGTAATTTAAAATGGGTACAGGCTACAATAGAAACGATTCCAGCAATAATATTGCTGATGGTAATGTAATTAATGCATCAGATTTAGATGGTGAATTTGATGCAATAGTTAATGCATTTAAAACAGATGGACACTCACATGATGGCACATCTGCTGAAGGTGCAGCTATTGTAAAAGTTGGCCCAGCACAACAATTAGAAATTAGTGCTACAGCTTTATCTCCAGCAACTACTAATACTTTAGACTTAGGTGGTAGTGATAAACAATTTAAAGATTTGTATCTTGATGGTACTGCTAACTTAGATAATATATCTGCTGATGCAGCCAATGTTATTGGTGCAGTAACTATGGGTTCTACTTTAAGTGTAGTAGGTGCTGCTTCTGTAGGAGGTAGTTTAGGAGTTAGTGGAAATGCTTCTGTAGATGGATCGTTAAGTATAGGTGGCACATTTAATTTTGCTACAGCTAATGTAACAGGAAGTTTAGGAATATCTGATTCTGTTTCTGTAGGTACTACTTTAAGTGTTATAAGTAACACTTCTGTAGGTGGCACATTTACAGTAACAGGAAATGCTTCAGGTGCTGGAACATTAGATGTTAAAGGTGCAGCATCAGTAGGTGGTGCTACAACTATTACTGGAGCTATATCAGGAGCATCTACATTTGCAGTTAAAGGTAATTCTTCTGTAGGTGGCACTTTAAAAGTAACAGGTAATCAAGAAAACTCAGGAACATTAGAAGCTATAGGCAATACTTCTGTAGGTGGAACACTTACAGTAACAAATACTATTATTGCTAAAGATGAAATTGGTGCAGTTGGAAATGCTTCTGTAGGTGGTACATTAACAGTTACAAATGATTATGTAGGTCTTGACAGATTTGACAATGTAGGTGCTGCATCAGTTGGTGGATCATTTGTATTAACTGGAGATATAGATGTAGCAGGTGGTATATCAGGAACAGGTACTTTAGACATTAGACAAAATGCTTCTGTAGGTGGAACATTAACAGTCACTAACAACCAAGCTAATGCAGGTACTTTAAGTGTAATAGGTGCAGCTTCAGTAGGTGGTACATTAGGTATAACTGGTAATGCTTCTATTACAGGTACTTTGGCAATAACAGATGAATTTACTTTTGCAACAGCAAATAGCACAGGTAATTTAGGTATTCTTAAAAATGCTTCAGTTGGTGGTACTTTTCATATACAAGGTAACACTTCAGCACAAGGAACATTAAATGTTAAAGGTGCTGTATCTGTAGCTTCTACTCTTGGAGTTGAAGGAGATATTACTAATGGTGCAGGAAATTTAACAATTAATCCTGCAACACAAATTGTAGAAGTAAAAGGAGATGGTTCTTCTGTAGATGGTCAAATACAACTTAATTGTAGAGATAACTCACATGGACAAAAAGTAATGGCACAACCTCATAGTGAGGGAGTCACTAATGAAATGCTTTTACCAAAGGGTGCTAACTCTACATTAGTATCTGAAGCAGGAACAGCAACTATAACTAATAAAACTTATCTTGATGTAGATGGTAATTTAAGAGCAGTTCCTAAATCTAGAAACTTAGCTACTCAATTAGGTACTGCTGCTGGTACTGATACAGGTAATTTTATAATGCTTACAGGTACAGCTTCTTCAACACAAACTTTAGTTTTAACTAAAGATGTATTTTCTGCTGGAGATATATTTACAGTACTTAATACTAATTATGGTGGAAAAACAGCAGCAGCAGTTACAACTTTTTCAGCAGCACAATTAAATACTTGTTTCGTAGCAGGAGCAGAAACGTCAACTGCTTTAGTTACATTAGCTTACAATGGAGTAGCTAGTGTATTATTTATAGATTCTTCAGCATGTGTAATTACAGGAAATGTGAGTTAACTTATGACAGGTATTCATCAACTTTTATTAACAACTTTTTCAGGTGCTGTTGATCCTATAGAAGCATCAGGTGGTAATGAAACAAAAACACTAGGGGATTTTAAATATCATGTTTTTACTGCTGCAGGTGATTTTGCAGTTACTGTAGGTGGATTAGCTAATGTAATTGCTATTGGTGCTGGTGGTAGTGGAGGTGTAAATGGTGGAGGTGGTGGTGGTGCAGGAGAAGTTGATAATTTAACTGAAGTTACTTTTGAAGCAGGTACAACTTATAAAGTTATTATTGGAGCATCTAATGCTAGTAATTCAGTATCACAGGGAGGTAGCACAATTATATCTGCTGGTGGAACTAATCTTGTAACTTGTTTAGGTGGAGGTGATGGTGGTAATCAATCTACTGACCCTGACACTAGAGCAGGTCGAGCAGGAGGCTCTGGTGGAGGAGGTGCTGGAACTGGTAATGCCAATGCTGGAGGTGCTGCTAATGGAGATAACACTAATGTAGGTGGAGCAGCTAATAGTGGTGGTCAATCATATAATGCAGGTGGTGGTGGTGGAGCTACACAAGTAGGTTCAGTTGGCCCTGATAAAGATAATTTTCATAGAGGTGGTGCAGGAGGAGAAGGTATGGCTTTAACTGCAATGGATACAGCCCTTGCATTTGCAACTTTTACTGAATTTGACGAAGCTAATTCAGGTATAGTAGCAAGTGGTGGTGGTGGTGGAGCTAATCCACAATCAGCACAAAATGCTCAAGGCCAAGCTTTACAAGGATCAGATAGAGCACAAGGAGGAACAGGTGCAGGTTTAGGTGGTGTAGGTAATGGATCTTATGCTAATGCTGGAGTAACAGCAACTAATGCAGGTTCTTTTGGATCTGGTGGAGGTGGATCAGGAGCACCTACAGAAACAGCAGGAGTGGGTAAACAAGGTTTATTAATCATAAGGTATGCAGCATCATGAAAAAATTTGGTTTAGTAGATCCTGGTACAAATATTGTACAAAATATTACTATTGCTCCTGACAATTGGGTAGCAGGTGATAATTGGTATGAATATACAGATAGTAAACCAGCAGTTATAGGAGGTACATGGAATGGTTCAGTTTTTATATTACCTAAACCTTGTAATAGTTGGATATTAGACTCTAATAATAATTGGCAAGCACCAATTACAAAACCAACATTAACAGATGTTGAAGTTGCAGAAGATAAATATTATCTTTGGTATGAAGATCAGTATCAATCTGATAATACAAAAGGATGGGTTATTGGTAATTATCAAGAACATCTTAATTTAGGAGGACAATATATTGGTTGGTAATATATAGTGAAAATAATAGACAATTATTTAGATAAAAAAGACTTTAATAAATTAAAAGATATATTTATATCTGCAAATTTTCCTTATTATTTTAATGAATATGTTTCAAAAGATAAAGAAATAACAGGACACTTTTATTTTACACATACACTATATGACAATAATTTTTCTAATAGTCAATTTGTTAATTACATTAATCCATTATTAAATAAATTAAATGCATTTGCTTTACGAAGAATAAAAATTAATTGTTATCCAAAAACTGAGAATTTAATAACACATGATAAACATCAAGATTATCCAATTAAACATAAAGGGGCTATATATTTTTTAAATACTTGTAATGGAGGAACTTATATAGAAGATAAATTTATTTCTTCTATTGAAAATAGAATTATTTTATTTGATCCATCTATATTTCATGCAAGTACAAATTGTACAAATGAACAAGCTAGATTTACTATTAACATTAATTATAAATAAGTAATGAAATTAAATTTAAAATATGTAGATAATTTACCAGTAGTAATTATAAATAATTATTTTGATAAACAAGAATATAAAAAATTAACTAATTTTATTTTTAATTTAAATCCTTATATGTGGCATACAGATTTTAAAAAATCATATGGAGCACCAGATTTTAAAAATAAAAAAATTAAACAAAATTATTCCATACAACTTGATGAGTTATATACATCTGAAGGTAGAAAACATTGTTTAATTTTTAATATAAATAGAAAACTTTTTAATGAAGAAGTAAGAGATAAATTATTAAAAGAACATAACCTTTTTAAGTATTTAAATATTTGTAATTCAGATAAGACTTTTTTAAATTACTATGAAAATAATAACTTATATGATTTTCATGTAGATATAGCATCATTAACAGCAACTTATATTTTTTTTAAAACACCAATGCATTTTACTGGAGGTGAGTTTAGTATAGAAAATAAAATAAATATTAAACCTGAAAATAATTCAATGATTATTTTTCCATCTTTTTTATTTCATAAAGTTAAAAATGTTTTAATGCCAGAAAATAAAAGAGGTAAATGTTTAGGTAGATTTTCAATGACACAATTTTGTACTTTTAAATAAAACTAATGAATACACAAACTTCTAACAAAATAACAAAGGCTTTTATAGAGTTAATTAATAAACTAAGGAAATAAGATAGATCCTCTCACACTCCTAGCAGCAGCTAATACTGCTTTTACTGTAGTAAAGAAAGTTGCTAAAGCAGCAGATGAGGCTGATGCAGTTTATAGATCTTTATCTAAGTGGGCAGGACATATAAGTGACTTACAAGAATGGATGTCACAGGAAGAAGCCAAACCTTCTATCTTTAAAAAGATTGTATATAGTAAGTCAGCAACAGCAGAAGCATTTGATACATTAGTAGCTAAGAGAAAGATTGAAGAACAAGAAAAAGAAATTAAAAGTATGTTTTATGTAGGTGCTCTTAATCACTTAGGTATTAGAGGATACAAAGAATTTATTCATCAACGTAGAGCTATAAAAGCTAAGAGAGAAAAAGAAGTATATGAACAAATTCGTAGACGTAAAGCTTTTTTTTACAATACAACAATGGGTGGATCTATAACTATAGTAGGTACATTGTTAGCAAGTATGATTTGGTTTTTAATTGATATGATTAAAGAGGCAAGTAGATAATGATTAGTTTAGTACTTACCACACTAATAGTTTTTCATGGCGAGTATCAATGTAGATTAAGTTGGTACGAAGAAGATAAATGTGTATATCAATGTCAAAATAGCTATGAACAATTTACCTGGGTTATTGGGGAAACAAAAGACGGATGCCCCTTATTTAAAAAGTTTTATAAAGCACAAATGGAGTTAGTAAATGTTACCACTATTGTCTAGTATATTACCTATCGGAGAAAAGTTAATCGAAAGATTAATACCTGATAAAGATGCACAACGTAAAGCTAAACTTAAGTTAGCCTCTCTTGAAAAAGAAGGTCAACTAAAAGAAATAGAAATGATTATGGCTGATAGAGATTCAGCTAGAGCTAGAGAAACTGCTATTGCAACTAGTGAAAATGCTAGTTGGTTAAATAAATGTGTAACTCCAATACTTGCATTAGGTACAGTAGCAATGTCTTTTGCTTTATTCTTAGTAATTATATTTGCAGATGTAGATGTAAATTCAGGAGCTAAAGATATTTTGGTGTACGTCTTAGGTGCTCTAAACTCAGCTACTACAATGGTGTTAGCATATTACTTCGGAAGTAGTGTAGGTAGTAAACAAAAGTCGAATGAAATAAATGAAATACTAGAAAAGAAAGAACCAAGAATATGAGTGTAGATTGGGATAACTCTAGATATTTTAAAGCTAGTGAATTTTACTGTAGTCATACAGGTACAGAAAATATGGATCAAGATTTTATAGATAAGTTAAATCAATTAAGAGATAGCTATGGTAAACCTATGACTATTACTTCTGGATTTAGAGATGAAACACATCCTGTAGAAGCTATGAAGAAAGATCCTAAAGGTGGAGCACATGTATCAGGTAAGGCATGTGACATACTAGTAGATAGAAAAAATGCTTTTGAATTATTATCATTAGCATTTTTAGTAGGCTTTACAGGTATAGGAGTTAACCAAAAAGGTGGCTCTAGATTTTTACATTTAGATACTATTGAAAATTCTGCATCAAGACCTAGACCAACTATCTGGAGTTATTGAATATATGGATACAGAAAATATAAAACAAACTGTAGATGCTATATCTATGGTTACTGTAGTTGGAACACTTGTTGATGTATTACCTGCACTTGCTGCAATTTTTACTATTGTTTGGACAGCAATAAGAATTTATGAAACAAAGACTATTCAAAAATTTATAAGATCATTTAAAAATAAAGAAGAATAATTATGGCTATACCAGATAGAGCTACTACATCAAGTAAACCTCTTAAGTATGAAGTACAAACTTCTGAAAGAGCATCACCTGTAACATCTAAAATTCGTGAAAAGATAGCTAGAAAAATAGGATATGATGGCCCTATGTCAGGCTATGATGATTTCTTAGCATCTTCATTACCTGCTCAAAGATTACATGCACAAATGACACAAGGTGTTAGAGCAAAACTTAAAAAAGCAAAAGGTGGCATTGTTAAAAGAATGGCACAAGGTGGATTAAGTATTGATGACTTGTATCAAGGTGTATTAGGCAGAGGTGCAGATGCATCAGGCAGAAAGTATTATCAAGAAAAATTTGGTGATACTATTGATGCGAGTGAAGTAGATCAATTTGTAGCAGGAGCACAAAACTCACCTGATGCAGCCGATGCTGCTGCTGTATCTACAGACTTAGTAGCTGATTTAAAAGCTAGGACTAAATTAAATAGACCTGAAGCAGCACCTGTAGAAGCTGTTAAGATAGCAGAAGATCCAAGACAAGAAGTTAAGTTTGAAAAAATAGATGGAGCTACAGCAACAGGTGAAAAAGTAACTGACACAGCTACTGCTGCTAGTGTTGATCCTAGAGATGCATCTAAAGTTGATGCAGATAAAACTGCACCTAAAGTTTCAGAAGAAGTTTCTAAACTAAAACCTGTTACAGGAGATGTTAGAGAGGAAGCTCAAGTACAAGCACAAACAGAAGATGTTAAAGCTACTGCATTAAAAAATGTACAAGCTTCTGAAATAGATAAAGCAGTTCAAATTGATAATTTACCAAAAAGAAAATTAGATGCAGAAGAATTAGTAGCTGGGCCTTCTGTTAAATCAGCACTTGTAGAACAAAATTTAGATAAGTTTCAAGCTGCACAAGCAAACTTAGATCCTATGGCTACAACACAGGGTCAGTTAGAAAACTTATATAAAGATTTTAAACCTTCTAATCCTCCTGCTTGGGCTGATGGTGCAGTAAGAAAAGCAATGGCAGTTTTAAATCAAAGAGGTTTAGGTGCTTCAAGTTTAGCAGGACAAGCAGTTGTACAAGCTGTAATGGAAAATGCATTACCTATTGCACAAACTGATGCACAAACAGTTTTTAATTTAGACATACAAAATTTAAGTAACAGACAACAACGTGCTGTTATTGCAGGACAACAAAGAGCACAGTTTTTAGGACAAGAGTTTGATCAAGCATTTCAAACTAGAGTAACTAATGCTGCAAAAATATCTGACATAGCAAATCAAAACTTTACTTCTGAAGTACAGGTTACTTTAGAAAATGCAAGGATGGCACAGTCTGTTGATTTAGCCAACTTAAATAATAGACAAGCTGTAACTATGGCAACAGCAGCACAAATGGCTAACTTAGAAACAACTAATTTAAATAATAGACAACAAGCAGAAGTACAAAATGCACAAGCATTTTTACAAATGGATATGAAGAATTTAGATTTTGCACAGCAAACTAATTTATTTAAAACACAATCAGTTGTTCAATCTATATTAACTGATACTGCTGCTGAAAATGCTGCTAAACAATTTAATGCTACTAGTGAGAATCAAGTTAATCAGTTTTATGATTCTATGAACTCACAAATAAGTCAGTTTAATGTTGCACAGAGTAATGCTATAGAACAGTTTAATGTATCTCAAGCTAATGGTTTAGAGCAATTTAATGTATCACAGAGAAATGCAGTAGCACAATTTAATGCTAGTAATGGTTTAGTTGTTAGTCAAGCTAATGCTCAATGGAGACAACAAATTGCTACAGCAGATACTGCTGCTCAAAATCAACTTAATCAATTTAATGCAGCTAATGCTTTAAACATAACCATGCAAGAGTATGAAAATGTTTGGCAAGAGTATAGAGATCAAATGTCTTATGCTTGGGAAACATCAAATAATGAAGCTGACAGAGTGAATAATTTAGCTTTGCAAATAATGACTAATGATGCAGCTATAGAAAAAGCTAAATACTCATTAAAAGAAAGTAACAATGAAGTTATGGGGGCTGTAGCAGGAGAGGTATTTAAAGTAGCTGCTCCTAGAGTTGTTAATAAAGCAATAGATATTGCAAAAAAATTCTTGCCATTTTAATAAGGATTTATAAATGTTAAACACAGAAGATTATGATAAAAAAGTAGAAGCTGAAGTAGTAGCTATACTAAGTGGTGCTACAAATAAAAAGAAACCTAAAAAAGAAAAGAAAAAATTAAAAGGTTTTATGTCACCATCTATGAAAAAAGAATCTGATACTGAAGATAAAGAAACTGACATGATTAAAATTATGGCAGGGCATGTTGCCAAGGTTCGTAAAATGAGAATGGAATTAAAAGATGACAATTCAACTGAGTCCTGATTTATTACAAGGCCCAATACCTGGGATGTCTTTAACTAAAGAACCAGGTGCATATCCTTGGGAAAGACCTACTCAATTAACAACAGTTGATGAGGCTGTTGATTTTTATGCTGAAAGACTTTTAAATGAAAAGACAGAGGATTCTTTTTTAAAAGCTATAGATAATGGTGTATCTATTGATCAGCTTACAGAAATGCTTACTGTATCTGGAACTATGAATGGAATACATAATCTTGATGTAAGTATTTTAATTAATCCTTATGTTAAAGAATTAATGAGATTTGTTGCTGAGAGTGCTGACATTAAATATATAGATTCTTACAAACAAGAACAAGAAAAAAATAGAGTTCCTTATAGATTTGTAAAAAAATATTTAGAAGAAGCATTAGAAGAAGAGCAACAACAAGTACCAGAGGAAGAAGTTATAATGCAAGATGAAATGCCTATACAAAAAGGTTTAATGGCAAGACCATCAGCAGAACAATTACCACAAGAAATGCCTGAAGAGGAGTTACAATAATGGGTATATCTTCATTTGCAGCAGGATTTGCACGATCTTTAGGAGAAGGTTTAAAAGAAGACAGACTTAGAGCAGAGGCAACTGCTGAAAAAAGATATCAGCAACGTGCTGTAGAAATTAAAACTGCTAAACAACAAGAAAAGAAAATAAGAACAGAGTTAAAACAAAGAGTTGCAGAGATTAGATCTATAGCACCTAAGTTAGGCCCATCAACTGTGGCTGCACTTATGGAAAGTCCTGAATTACTTACCGAATTTAAAACTTTAGCTAGAGACAATCCATCTATGTTACAAGACTTTATAAAATCAAAAGATGAAAATGATGTATTAGATGTAAAACAAAGAATAGAACTAAATGCACTACAAGCATATAAAGATATTACAGGTATGACTGCACCATCAGGTAAAACATTTATACCTGGTTTAAATGTAGATACTTCTAGAATTGGTGAAAGCTATGCTGCTGATGTAGGTATGTCATTAAAAGAATTGTCAGATAAACAAGCACCAGCCCCTCTTGATCCTTTAAATATTCAAGTTGATAAATCTTTATTAAGTAAAGAAACTCCTACTAGTTTATTAGATAAAGGGGCTGTAAGATTATTTAATGAAATTAATAAACCAGATGGTGGAGATCCTGAAGTAATAAAAAGAATACAAAATGAAAGAACACTTCTTGGTAATATGAGTGGAACTAAGAAACCTACTACTGCTGAAATAAGAGCAAGAATGAATCAAGCAATAGGAACATTTACTAATTTAACTGCTGGGAAAACAGGAAGTAGTGTTAAATTCATTCCTGATGGGTCTGGTGGTAGACAATTAATTTTAGAGTTTACTGATTCAAAAGATGTAAATAAGCATTTAGGAGCTTTAGAATTAGCTATAAGACCTATTTTAAATAGTACTTTAGGAATAACAGATAAAAGTGAAGAAGGCCCAATACTAGAAGATTTAAAAAGAGCAGCCAAAATAGATGGTGCATATACTGCATATGAGGTTAATTTTATAGGATCAAATTATTTAAAACCTAGGACATCAGAGGGTGAAAAATTAACTGGTGGTAACGAAGGAAAGAGTAAAGATTATCAAGGTAATCTACAAACATCAACTGGCAAAAATGTTAGCATTTTAGATTTTGACTAATGAAATATACTTATAATTTAAATGGTTTAAAGTTTGCTTCTGAAGAAGAATTAAATGAAGATGAACAACAAGAAGTTTTTGATACTTTTCAAAGACAACAATTAGAAACACAACAACAACAAAATATTGTAAAAGAACCTGAATCTAAACTTGAAGATGTAGATGAAATTATTTTAAAAGAAACAAAGTATGATTTTATATTTAAAGAGGTAGGTAAAGAATACAATATAAATCCTCAACTGTTAAAATCTATAGCAAAACAAGAATCTAATTTTGATCCTAGTGCTGAAGGTGAAGATGGTGAAATAGGTATGATGCAACTCATGCCTGTTATTCGTAACAAATACATACCCAATCAAAATCCAAATGATCCTAGAAATAATGTTATAGGTGCAGCTAAGTTTCTTCAGCATTTAAAAAAGAAATATAACAATGATCCTAATAAAGTTCTTCAAGCATACAATGGTGGAGAAACTCTTTTAGATAAAAATCCTATGGGTGTAAAACAAACACAGGATTACAGGGATAGTGTACTAAAAAATATTTCGGCTGCTCAACCATTTAAGCAACAAAAACAAGCACAGCCTATAGTAGGTTCTGCCACACCTGTAGAACAACAAGAACCTGTAACTAATACATTTAAAATTAAGTACAATGATTTATATAAAAATCAAGATTACTTTGATCGAGTAGAAGATTATATGGTTTTTAGATTTGGAAAAGATTATGAGTATGATAAAAAAGAAGAATCAAAAAAAGAATATGTAAGAAAATTTGCTACACATATAAGGGAAGTTTATTATAACAATATTGATTTAACTCAGGAAGTGCTTTGGACAAGTAAAGCAAACAAAGCACAAAGAACAGCAGCAGGATATGCATTTACTTTATGGGAAGCTATACCAATTATAGATGGAGGTTACAATAAATTTGAAGCCTTTGCTGATATTGCTAATGCTTTAGCTTTTGATCCAATGACATACTTTGGGGCTATTGCAGGAAAAGCAGTAAGTGTAGCAGGTAGTAAAACTGCATTATCACTAGCAAGAAAACAACTTAATCAAAAAATACTTCTTAAAAATTTAAAACCAGGATTAAAAAATAAAGCAAAAAGAACAGAAATTAAAAATAAAATAAAAGAAGTTGACAAACAACTTAAATCACATGTAAGACAAAATAGAATTGCACAGTTTAGTACTGGTTTTGGAGTAGAAGGTTTAATAGGAAGTTATGCAGGAGGACTTGATGAAGGACTTGCCGTTCAACAATATAGAAAAGAAACTTTTGATAAATCTAATATTGTATTAAGAGGTGTAGTTTCTGGTGCTCTTGGTGGGGTAAGTACTTTGCCTGGAATATTTTTTTCTAAGGAATTAAAAGATGCAGAAAAAACAGTAAAAGAATTTGAGAAAAAAATAAATAAAGGTAAATCTGTTACAAATAAAGATCCTGCATTAAAAGAGTTAGAAAGACAGTTAAGTAAAACAGATGAGCAAATAGCTAAAGTTTATAATGCAGACCCTAATGCTGGAAGACTTGTAATTGATAAATTATCTACAGAAAAAAACAAGTTACTTCAATCACAAGTACACAATAAATTATTTCCTGTAGCTGTTAGAATTGCAGGACATATAATAAAATCTGATCCTACAACTTATGTTCCTAAAATAGATAGATCAGGAAAAGCAAAAATACTTGTAGGTGGTAAGTTAAAAAATATATCTACTGCTGTAAATGAAGTTATAGGAAATTTAGGAAAACTAGATGCTTTAACAATAGAACAAGCTGCTGTAAGAGCAGGTGTTGATCCTGATACTTACACAAAAAGTGTACAAAATAATTTATTAGATGTTTTAAAAAAGTATGACATAACACCAGAAGAATTTTCTAAAGCAATGAACACTTCAGTTTCTGATAGTGCAAAAATATTTCAGCCATATTCGTATGTGTCAAATTTAACTAGGGCTATGGCAGGTACAGATAAAAAAGCTAGAGAGTTTATGGAAACTGTTTATACTGAACAATTTAATCCTTCACCACTTTCTGCATTTACTAATGGCTTTCATACCCTAGAAAGAACTTCTAAAATTTGGGTAACTTCTGCATTGTCTACTACTAGTTTAAATGTTATGGGTGGTCTAGGTGCATTAACAATGAAAACAGCAGCTAATGTTTTTGAATCTATATTTCAAAGAGCAATTAGAGGAGTTGCTGTTTCTATGGGAGCAGATCCTACAGTTTTAAAAATACAAGAACCAAAATCTATAGGAGATATATTTGCTACATGGGGCAAACTTGCTAACTACGGAATGACATCTCTAGAAGCTGATGCAATATTAAAGTTTAACCCTACTATTAAAAATAGATTAGTAAACACTCTTGCTATTGGTGAAGGAGAGGATAAATTAAATGCAGTAAATAGATTTTTAGCATCTTTAAATTTAGCTCAAGATGCTCTTTTTAGAAAGTCTGCTTTTGTAGCATCAGTAGAATCAGAATTAAAATATTTAGGAAAAGATTTATATAAAGATTATTTAAAAAATGATATTCCTATTCCAAAAGAGGTATTAGAAAGAGCAACTGAAGATGCTATGAGAGCTACTTTTTCATTTCAATTTGGTGCAAATAAAAGTGCTAAAATAGATGACACAATAATTGAAGCTCAAGGTAATAATATTGCAAGGGGTTTTATTAATTTTTTTGAAAACACACCATTTGCTTCTTTAGCTGTTGCCTTCCCTAGATTTATGGCCAATGCTATTAATTATCAATATAGATTTAGTCCTATAGGTGGAGCATCAGGTATGTATGACACCTTATCAGGGTTATTGGGAAAAAAATATTTTGGTGTTGGAGGAAAATTAACAGATGATCAAAGAGCAGCTTTAATAAAAAAAGGAACAGAGGCTACTGCTAGAGGTGCTGTAGGTAGTACTGCACTTTACATGGCATATCAATATAGGATGCAACCTGAAAACAGAAGCAGAGATTGGTGGGATTTAAAAATAGGAGATGCTACATTTGATGCTAGAGCTTTTTTTCCTGTAGCACCTTACTTTGCAATGGCAGAATTACTTATTCGTATGTTTGACTTGTCAAAAGATTCGGATGTAAAAACTTTAGATAATAGTGTAGAAGCAGTTTTAGAATCTGTAGCTGGTTTAAAAGCAAAAGATTTAGATTTATTTCCAGATGCTTTATTAAGGGCTTTTCAAGACCTAAAAGATGGTACTTTTTTTGAAATGGGATTAACAAGACTTGCAGAAACATTTTTTAATTTTGGTGGTAGATTTTTACAACCTATAAAACCTATAAGAGAGTACCTCGATGGATTAAGTTATGAGGGTTTAATGGCTAGAGATCCTAAAGATATAGGTGTAGATATTTATACAGGAGAAAAAGATGGAAATGCTTTAATAGAATCTCTTAGTAATCAAGTTAAAAATAAATTACCTGATGTGGTTGATAATTATGGAAAAGATAGTTTAGAAAAAGCAGTATCATACTTTAGACAAGGAGCACCATCAGGGGCAGGTAGATTTTATAGTAATTTTATGGGTCTTAAAATGACTCCAGATCAAAATAAAATTGAAAAAGAAATTACAAGATTAGGTATAGTACCTTGGAGAATGGAAGTATATAAACCCATAGGTATAAAAGCATTTGATAATGTTGTGATCTCTAATGGATTATATTTTATGGAAAATGAAGTTCTTAATTTAATGAAAACAGAAACTTATAAAAAATCTACTGACAGTACTAAAAAAAGATTATTAAAAAAAGAAATTAGAAAAGCTTTTACTAGTGCAAAAGATAGATTAAAAATAGATGGTGTAGATAAAAGAGATGGATCTGTAATATCAGAAGACTTAATAAAACTTAACAATTATATAGATTATAAACAACTAAACAAAGCATTAAGAAAAGAAATAGAAGAAAAGTATCAACAAATGCATCCTGAAAATAAAGAATTAAGTGAAACAAAAGAGTTTGGAAAAGCCTTAATGATAAAAGATAGTTTAATTGATATTTAACCTGTAGACATATAATAAACATACAGCCCTGCAAACATTGTAGGGTTTATAGCAGCAATATAAAATGCCATACACCAAAGTATAAATTTAATCATAATAAACTGTTATCTTTTTGCATCTTTTAAATATGTAGCTAAGTTTTTTATATCTGTATCTGATAAAGACCTAGCCATCATTATCATTAAGGATGAGTTCGGCCCTATCTCAATACCATCTCTATACTTTTTTAATTTATCAGTTGTATATTCTATACTATTTCCTGACACTTTCGGATAACTAGCTAGGCCCATACCTGCTGGGCCATGACATTGTTTACAGTTTTTCATAAACTTTGCTTCACCTAGTTTTATATCACCTGCAAATACTTGATTAAAAAGTAAGGATACTAATAAGATTAATCTCATGCAGCAATCCTTTCTTCTTTTTTAATTGAGTCTCCCCAACCCCAATCACCTGTCATTCCTGACGCATTGTAGTCAGTCACAACACCCTCAAAGAAATTCTTAAGGGTATCACCACCCACTATCCAATCAAGCCACTCAAGAGGATTTTCTTTAACCTTGAAGTTTCCTTTTAATCCCAACTGAATTAGTCTTCTATCTGCTATGTACCTAATGTAATGCTTAACTTGATCAGCAGTAAGACCTTTAACAGCACCCATCTCAAAGGCTGTATCTACTACAGCATCTTCTAACTTAACACCATCTCTAAACATTTGATATATATCTTTCTTAAATTCATCTGTAACTATTCTTGGATGTTCTTTACAAAACTCTCTAAACAATTTAACCATGCCCTCACAATGCATAGTCTCATCTCGTACTGACCACTCTACAATCTCACACATGCCTTTCATCTTACCTGTTCTTTGATAGTTAAGTAGCATAGCAAAGGCTGAGAACAAAGACATACCCTCATTCATTACGGATCTAGCTAAAGATTTTCCTAACCCTGATAGAGTAGTAACATCTATGTCACTCATAAACTCTATCTTATCTTTCATCTGTTTATAATCTAGGAAAGCTGAGTATTCTTCTTCAGGTAATCCTAAAGTATCATTAAGTAATGCATAGCTTCTTTGATGCACAAACTCTCTATTAGTAAAGCTAGTAAGCATAGCTCTAATCTCATTGTTCTTAAATTTCTGTATATAGTACTCAAGATAATTAGTACCTACTGCTACATCACTTTGAGTAAACAACCTAAGTATCTGAGTTATATGATTCTTTTCTGCTCCAGTTAATTTACCTGACTGCCATTGTGCTACATCATCCTGTAACTTAGCTTCCCATTCACCCCAATGGGCTTTCTCTGACTGTACTGCAAACTCTACAGCCCACGGATATTTAAAAGGCTTGTACACTACTGAGGGATTTGTAAGACTCATTGTTGCTCCTTGGAAAAATAAAGGCTCGAATGAGCCTGTAGGTTAATGATTAGTTTTATACAAACTTACTATTAAATCAAGTAGTATTTTCTATGTGTTAGTATATATTTCTCCTTCTTCTAACTCATTGATTGTTATCATTTTTTTATTTTTTAATTCTTCTTCAGCTTTAAAGTTACCACCTACTGTAAGTTCATCTAGTAACTGTGTTATAGCATCTGTTAATTTATAATGTAAGTTATAACCTCTTAATGTTTCAGGTTTAGTTTTAAACTTTTCATCTAGTTCATCTCTCATTTCTATAAGTGCTTCTTTCACAAACATATTTCTTAACTCTTTATCAATCTCTATCTTCATCAGATTCGTCTTTCTTTATATTAACTGTTCTTCTACTAGAAATCCATGCTTTAGGAATATGTATCCTAGCATTAGCATGTGGATCAGCCCATGTAGATCCTATGCATATGGCTTCTTTATTTTCTGATATTAAAAATCCAGCAGTAATTACTTTAGCTAATTCAGGAGGTTCTATTTCTCCCCAATCTGAATCACATTGAGCATCTTTCCACTCAACAACAGTTATACTATTCGTATTAATTTTAGGTACAGGTTTTTTATTCACTAGGTATCTCCACAGGTTCTATAGTTTCAGCAGGTATTCTAAAAAATTTCTCACCTTTCCATACATACTTATTAGGCACTTCAACAAGAGGAGTCTCAGCCAACGTTTCACCTTCAATAAGGTATCCATAGGTTTGATCAGCATTAAGGACGAGAAAACAGATCGGAAGATTGTACTTGTCTTTGTTAAGAAACTTAGCTTTTCTCCCTGGTATTTGGATTTGAGGATACTGGAAATCTTTTCCTTTCCAGGGTCTTTTGATTTCGACTTCACAATAAAAATCTCCATTAGAATATTCATCACCACCGACAGGTGTAACTATTAAGTCAGGGCCATATCTATCTGTATTATCTATTACATGATAGCCCTTGGCTTTCCAATATCTTTTACCTGCATCTCTTGCTAGTTTATCAAACTTTTCAAATAGTTCTCTATCGAATCTTTTAAACATGTATTATCCCTCACAAGCAACACATTCTACTGCATCTTTTAAAGCATCTCTTGGAATCTGAGTGCCTACTTTATCTGCTTGGTTTGCTGCACTAGTTCTTAAATAATACAGACCCTTTAAGTTAGCTTTCCAAGCTCTTACATGTACAGAATTAACATAACTTTTATCACTACCAGCAGGAAAGAATAAATTAACTGACTGTCCTTGGCATATAAATGTTTGTCTATCTGCTGCATGTTCTACAATCCACTCCTGATCTAATTCAAATGCTGTTTTAAATATAGATCTTTCATATGGATTTAAGAATACACAATGTTGTACAGAACCCTCATTACTTATAATAGACTTCCACATTTCATCTGTATTCTTATGATACTTTAATAATACTTTTTCTAAATATTTATTTTTAATTAAGTGTGATCCTGCTCTAGTTCTATGAACATAAGCATTAGACTTAACAGGTTCAATACTAGGTGTACAACCACATATGATAGAGCTATTAGCATTAGGTGCAACAGCTAACAAGTGTGCATTACGTTTACCTGAACCTTGCATATCTGATGGCTCACCTTTTTCTTTAGCTAACAATCGGCTCTCTTCAAGAGCTTCCATTTTAATAGTTCTAAAGATACGTTTGTTAAGACCTTTCGCAATAGGACTCTCAAAAGGTATATTCATTTTTTGTAAGTAGCCATGAAATCCCATAGCACCTAGTCCTAAAGATCGTTCAGCTATTGCACTACGTTTAGCTTTATCTAAATCTTCAGGTGCATTATCAATAAACTTTTGTAATACATTATCTAAGAATCTAGTTAAGTCTTTAATCATAGTGGTGTCTTTCCACTCATCATACATTTCTAGATTAACACTAGACAAACAACATACAGCAGTACGTTCTTCATTAGTAGCTAAATGTATTTCATTACATAAATTACTACCATGTATTTTTAAACCTAACATCTTTTGTTCTTCAGGTAAATGTTTATTAGCTGTATCAATAAAGTTTATATAAGGTGAGCCTGTTCTAAACCTAGCTTCTAATATACGTTGCCATAAATCTCTAGCTCTAATAGTATCTCTTACATAGTCTATACTATTTAAGTCAGGATCTTTTAACTCCCACATACCATCAGTTTCTACAGCTTTCATAAACTTATCTGTTACATTAACAGCATTAAATAAATTAAAACATTTACGATTAGCATCACCACCTGTGGGTAATTTAAAATTAATAAACTCTACAATGTCAGGGTGAGAAACGTCCATGTATGCTGCATAGCTACCTTTCCTAGTTTTACCTTGTTTGTATGCTGTCATTTGTGAGTCAACAACTTTTAGAAAAGGAATAGGGCCAGGGGATTTATCACCGACTGCCCTCACATCAGACCAGTGACCCCCAACCCCACCACCTTTAACAGATAACCATGCAACCTCAGAATTATGTGAGATTAAATCTTGTAATGTATCACCTACATAAGTTAAGAAACAAGATATAGGTAAAGCTTTCCACTTTTTACCTATGTTAGGTGCATTACTAAGGACAGGACTAGCAAACATAAACCATCTCTTACTAGCATAATCATATATACGTTGTGCAAATTTTAAGTCACCTTCACAATATGCAACAGATGCTCTAGCAAAAGCTTCTTGAGGAGATGTCTCATGCTTAAGCATATAGTAATCTCTCAGTAGTTCTTTAGCTTGATCTGATAAATCTATATCTCTAGTGTAACAAATGTTAATACCACTATAACTTATAGTATCCATTACCAATTTTTCCCTTTAGTTTTTTTTAGTAGCTCAATCATTTTATTTAAGTACCATAAACATTTCTCAGCATTTTCTAAGGCACTTCCTTTATGCCACATTCTTATTAAATACTTGATACAGTTTCCTTGACAATATGATATTGCTTCGTAGTCACCTAATGTATCTACAATTACATCTATAGTTTCATACTTGCCTTTATTATAATGAGGAGGGTGATTAACTACATCAACATTATATATACTTCCTTTTTCTTTTTTCCAAAACTCATCATTTTGTTTCTCCCAATTATACAAATCATCTTTTAATTGACTCAATGTATATCTCCCTCAGTCTTTGTCCAAGTAGATAGTTTTATTACATTGTCAGGAGTATCTTCATATTCTGAAAACCCTTCTTCTTTTGCTATTTCATCCATCTTGTCTGAAACTCTTTTAGCAAAATCTGAATCTGTATTTAAAAGATGAAAGCATGTAACTAAAGCATACAATACATCTCTCAATTGTTCTGTATCTTCTTCTTCTAATTTCTTTGAAGGCATTATCACAGCAGATAAGTCAACTGTGCTATTCCATTTCTTGTTAGTAAACTTAGGTTTTAATATCAAGGCTAAGTCATCTTCCCCTATAGGGTTTTTAATATCTGTTTCAAAGTCAATCATTTTTTTTCTCCTGGAAAGGGTATGAAAGTTAGTATTTTTTCTGATGATCCGTCTTCATCAATCCACTCACTAGGTATTAGTTTTAAATGGTACAGAAATCCGTACCTATTACACCAATCCGCATAAGTAGTTTTACTTTTCTTACTGAGTTTTCTTTTTATAGATTCAAAAACAAATCGTATATCTAGGTCAGGGTGTTGTTTCTTAATCAATAAATGTTTACGTCTATCTTGTGCTGTAAATAAACCCTTGCTTTCTATTATTATTCCATTAGGTAATAAAAAGTCAGGGGTATATTTTCTGTATGATAAATCTTCCCACTCAATCTTTAATGGTTCATACTTAGCAACAACACCTTTGCTCTGTAAATCTTTTTGTACCTTAAATTCTAGTCCACTTCTATAGCCGTGTCTCTTAGAAGCTGCAAAGGATTTAGCATTAAACACTTCGGATCTCTGTATAACAAACCATTGGAGGCACTTCTGCTTTAGAAACTAGTGATGGTCTTTCCTGTAGGTTAGGCCAACAAGCATGTTTGTAATTGCAGAATGAACATTCAATACCTAGCTTTCGGTTGCCTGATGGTTTTTTTCGGTAGGTTTCTTCAACGTCCTGATAGCATCTCCGAAATCTATTTTCTTCAAGTTCTTCAGTTAGAGCTTTGGTTTTTTTAACACAGGTATCTGTGTCTATGTTAGAGGCGGCAACATATTTAAAATTACCATTAGCTTTATTGATAACCCACCAACCACCAGGCTTTGTCTTTGTAGCTAAAGAATACCCTGCTAATTGAGATACATATCCAAAGGAATCGTGTTCAGCAAGAGTGTTGTAGTCCTTAAATTTATTTTCATAAGACCAAGGACTAGCAGATTTTATATCATCTACAGCATCATTTGTAATGAGATCAGGAGTACCATCAATAGACTTACCATTGTCTAATTTAAGAGTAACCTTCTCCCCATTTTTGTACTCAACACCTGCTTGTTTCAATATGCCCTTGAATACAGCTTCAACTATGTCACCCATCATCATGGTCATAATAAAACTAGCTGATGGTTTACTAGCAGCTTCAGGTTTGTTTTTATCAAACCATAATTGACAGTAGCTCCTACCAATATTTGACATTCTTAATGTAAATTGATTGGATCGTTTATCAACAAACTGTTTTGTTAAAGCATCACGAACATCATTAGTAATTTGATCTATAACTTCAGCAGACATAACAGAGTCTTCTGATTTAAGACTACTAAGATATTTGTGTATCTTTATTTCGGCAGGATGATTCACTAAGCAGCTTCTTCTATATCCACAAACTCATCTACTACTTCCTTAGTTTCAGCATCACCTTTATCTTTAAGTGCATCCGTGTGAGCAGTTTTTATATAAGTGTTGTAGTTCTTAATCCACTCATTAAAGTTTATAAAAGTCTTTTCATCTTTTTCTTCAAGTGTTGACTCAACAGGATTTAACTGTACTGTAGGAAGATAGTACTTAGCACCTGTGGGAATAGTTTTTTCTTCTGTATCTAACTCGATAGTATGTTGTGGAAGAATGTGATTCTTTTTAGCCATCTGTGAGATAGGTGCAGCAAAAGTTTTAAATGCATCTCTATTATCTACTTCCCAAATAAAAGGTATTGAAGAAAAATCTTCTTTGACTTTATCTATTTCATTGCCTGTTTCATCAACAGGATTATGTAAAGTAACCTCACCAAATAAAACTCTTACACGTTTGATTGACTTCAAAAGATTCTTAGTTTCATCAGGCAAACTCTTGTAGTCTTCTATCCAACCACTAGACTTTCCACAGTTAACACCACCTGTATTATCTATAAGATCTGATTTTAAATCATTAGCCATAATTGTTTTTACAAACATACCTCCGTCATCTTTAGTGACGTATCTTTTATACATAAATTTCTGTTGAAACAACCTGATAGTGGCAGTATTAGAATATATTTTCCTATCATCTTCAGGCATCTGTAAAACATAAGAACCAGCATCTACTACTTCTACACGTTTAACTTTACCTTTGACAGTTGTTTCCCCCATCACTCCTGTGTGGTTGATCTTTAATCTTGCCAATGTAGAGCCACTCTTTTTCTTCTCCATATCAGCACCCATGCCCATTGCTTCAGCAAGTTGATTAAAATTGTTTGTATCTTTAAAGTTTACTAAATCAGACATAATATTTATTTCCTTATTAAAGTTTATATATCTACTTGTTCTAACCAATTGTTACCTATTTTTGCATCTAACAACAATGGCACGTTAAAGTCTATGCCATATTTAGTTTCTAACAAACTAACTAAATTCTTTTCTACATCTTTAATTATGTCATACACCTGAGTAACTTCATCAGGATGTATGTCTATAACTATTGAATCATGTACTGAGTTTACCACAACACTACTTAACTTATGCAACCTATTGTAAATTTCAACTAAAACTAATGGAACAATGTCGGCTGTGGCAAACGATTGTACAGGATAATTCTTTAACTGTGTAAAATTTGTTACTGTTCCATCCCTTCTACGTTTTGTATCAGGAAAAGAAAACTCTCTACCACTTGGAGTTTTTATGTAGCCATAGCTAACAGCTTGAGTAGCTAGTTTCTTATGCCACTTACCAATGCCTTGATATTTCTCTAGGAAATGTTCATAGTATCTAGCTTCAGCTTTAGTCCTACCATACCCTGATGCTCCATATAAAGGTGCAAATGTATGTGCTTTAGCTACTTGCCTAGTAGTAGGTTGTCCTGCATCACTAATAACTTTGGCAGTATAAGAATGTACATCAAACCCCTCAGTCACTTCTTTAATAGCTATAGGGTCTTGGCTTAGAAAAGCTGCCACTCTAAATTCTAATTGTGCAAAATCAGCTTCCATAATCTTGCCACCCTTAAACCTAGAGATAAATACTTTCTTAACAGGAAAGGTTGAACCCCTTGGCATGTTCTGCATATTAGGATTAGCACCTGAGAATCTACCTGTAGACGTTACATGCTGATTAAGTCTTACATGTAACCTATCATCATCCTTTATAAAGTTTTCAATACCATCTACAAAGTTAGATAGATAACTTGTTATCGCAGATAATCTTTTTAGTTGTCCTAAAAATACTTGTGCCTCTTCCATACCTTTATTAGATGCAACTCTTTCTAGTATTTCTAGGTTACCTTTAGATGTAGAGAACCCATTAGCTGATGCCCACTTAACAGATGGTGCTGAGAATTTTAGTCCTGCAATATCTTTTGACTCTTGATAGTTAAAACCACCTAGACAAGCACCACACTTAGATGACTTCTTATAAGGTGAACCATCTTTCTTCTTCTTATATACATATCCTTTGCCTTTGCACACAGGACATTGAACAGCTTTGGTTTTATACAAAGTCTTAAAGTTAAACTTAACTAGATTTTTAAAAGCAGGTACAGGTAAGTTAGGTTGTATAGTGTCAGCCCATCTCTTTTTATCTATAGGTTTCCTACTAAATAAAACCCATGACAATTGTTCAGGGCTACCAAGATTGACAGGTGTATCCCCCATCAAGTACCTAGTGTACTTATTAAGTTTCTTTTCTAAGTCTAACTTCTCTTCCTCAAACTCTTTTCGTACCTCACTAAGTTTAGTCCTGTCTATTTTAAAACCTGATTGATACATCCTAGCAAGGACTACAGATACCTCATTAGTTATTTCAATCGTCTTAGACAAACCCTTATCCTCGACTCCCTGCAATCTATTTTGTATCTTCTCGTATACCTCCTTGGTCGCACCGATATCATGTCGGAGGTAGGTTTCGAGTTCGAGTCTTGGGATTTCTCTTGTACTATATCCTCTTTTAAAATAGTCTTTGAGTGTGTCTTCTTTTTGGATTTCACATTCATACCTTTCTGCAACTTTACCCAACCCTAGTCTATCAGTTATGCCACGTTGTAATACATACTCAGCTAACATAGTGTCAAATACTTTACCCTCATATTTAAACCCACTCTCCCACAACCATAATAGATCGTGGGATATGTTGTGTCCTATAAGTAATGTTGTCTTATCTAAATAATCCTGAAGAGCATACCTATTAGATATAAGATCATCATTTCTAGTAGTATCCATGTGGTCGAAAATATAAGTGGATGGATTTTTAGCAGCCAATGACTGAACACCAACCATAACCAAAGAATTACCCCTCTCGAATGGGTCAAGGTGTAACTTATTGTTTTTAGTTGTTGTTGTATTTTCAACATCAAGTACTAGTTCCATTTTTCTTTTCTCCTAAATTTGTACCCATTGTTGTGGCAAACTTTTGTCTTGAAGCATTAGCACTACCTACATATCTTACCTTGCTCCTAGCATCAATACCATTTATTCTCTCACCTAACCATCTGATAACAGGCACAGCCATGCTATTGCCTAGTGCTTTATACCTGTGTCCGTCAGGTGTATGAGGTCTATTGTTATAAGGTATCTCAGTATATCCACATGGAAACCCTTGTAGTCTTTCACATTCTACAGGTGTCAGTCTTCTAATTACAGACTTAGGGGCTACTAATGGTATATGTCCTCCACCTGAACCCATAGCATTAGTTAAAGTTGGAGCTACTCCATCTCCAACTGCAGCATTGGGATGTTGACCACCTAAAATAGGTTCTTTGTGATGAATTAATTGTTTATCATTCGTAGCTGTGAGAGTAGGTGCTTTACCTGTGGAATCATAAACACGTTGGCTAGATTCAAATACACCATCCTTGTATTCAAACTCCATAATCTGATCATCAAATGTATCATCTTTAATATCTAAACATTTTTTTAGATCGAACCAAACATCATCTGAAGGTATAGCAAAGCTAGAGTCTGTCCTAAACCAATGCTCAACTTTTGTCACAGGTATAGATAACTCTTCAGCTATTTGTTTGTTGGTTTTTTTGCTGTTGGATTTACAAGTTCTCAACAATTGTTGTAGATTATCTATATCAACTTTATGTTTACGAACTTTAACTTCCTCAGTTATATCTCCAACTTTTACTAAAGGTGTATTGTTACCACCTGTACCCCATCTAGCAGTTACAGTTGTACAAGTTTCTCCCATGTCTGTAACTCTAGAATCATTAGGATGGGATTCATATACAGTAGGTACAAACTTAGGACAGTCGGCATTTATATGTTGATCTTCTAACCCCAACTTATCGTGATAAGCTACATCAAGTGTGTTACTTATTCTCGCAGGCCACCTGTTGTCTGTAGTAGAGCTTCCTCTAGTTTCTTTGGTAGAGTCTTTCCCCTTTTGTCTGCTCTCCTCAGTATCCCTCGACAGGCTTTCGGACTCAAAGAGTATCTCTGCGGCACTTCTCCAGTCGCCTGAAGAACATCCAACAACAAAGACTCTTTTACGTCTTTGGGGTACTCCGAAGTATTGAGCATCCAAAACTCTGTAGGCGAACCCATACCTGATTTCTTGAACCGCCCTGATGAAGGAACTAAAGTCTTCTCCTTTGTTAGAGGACAAAACTCCAGGGACATTTTCCCAGATGAAATATTTGGGTTTAAAGTGGTCAAGTAATCCAATATAGGTGAGGGCAAGGTTTCCCCTTGGGTCTTCAAGTCCTTTCCTGAGTCCTGAGATACTGAACGATTGGCATGGTGTTCCTCCGATAATAAGGTCAACTGATTCATTTATGTTCCACTCCTTGTAGTTAGTCATGTCACCTAAGTTAGGCACGTTTGGGTAATGGTGTTGCAGAACAGCAGACGGAAACTTATCTACCTCAGAAAAACCTAGAGGATTCCACCCTAGTTTATTCCAAGCTACAGTAGCCGCCTCTATTCCAGAACATACTGATATGTAGTTCATGATGAATATACTCCTGTATGAAAGTCAAACTCACAATTAACAATCCTATGAACTCCTGATATTTTATTCTTGACAATGTTTAGATACCTTAGTCCATCGTCTTCAGTCTGATCGTTCATAGGGGGATTCCTAGCAATAAGAATCATAAGATCCGACTCTCCTGCTAGACCTGTTTTACTACCCTCAATCATAGCTTGGGATAAAACAATCTTACCCTCTGCCTCTGCTGATAACTGAGTGCAGTAAACAACTAAACAGCCATACATCTTACCTATATTCCTAGCATAAATTGCATTGGCTTTTAGTGCTTCATGGTTATTAGTGTTAGCTCCCTCTTCAGAAAACTTACTACCAATATCCATGACAACTATGTCAGGCTTGTAACTTTTTATTACTGCCTCTGCCCAACTCATAGGCTTACCTGTGGCATCTAAGAATTTTAAATTATCCCTGACAGGATCATACAATCTATGAGCCTCATTCTTGTCCTTGATAATTTGTTTCATAGTCATACCTGTACAGGCTGTCATATATCTTGATGCTATTCTCTCAGGCTTTTCCTCATTGCATAAGATAAGAATCCTAGCACCCTGACTAGCCCAACCATTTGGACTAGCACAAAGAGTCGCATGGAAACTAGACTTACCTACATTTGATCTAGCACCTATGACAAACAGCATCCCATTGTCAAGTCCATTCACACCTTGAAACAAAGAGGGGATGTTGAACTGCCACTTGTTACTACTACTAGCACTAGCTATTAAACCCTCAACACTATTGTCCACAAAGTCTGTCTTAACAGAGGGCATAAAATTATCTTGGTAACTCTCAATAATATTTTTCAAAGGTTCAAGTGTTGTCTGATCCCCATTAACATATTGAAATCCTAGATTAGCTACAACCTCTCCCACATACTGCCTGTTTAAATTAGATAGTAAGTCAGTAGCTACATCAATGCCTACGGCTGATGCATTATCTATCTGCTTAAAATATAAATTAAACTGTTGCTTTTGAGATGTAGTTAGTGTTGGATTAGATGTAAAGAATAAACCTTTAACCTCGTCTAGCTGTAGGTCACGTTGATAATCAGACATTGCATTATCAACTACCTGTTTAATCTTTCTTAAATCCTTAGTGAATAAATTACTTGTGCAAAGATTTTTAGTACTCTCATAAAAATCCTTACTTAGCAAACTCTTTAGTAGTGAATGTTCCATTAAATTCCTTTATTGTATTTGTTATAAATGCGATATCCTCTTCTCTCCTATACTTAATATCATCAAGTAATTTTAAAGCTAATGTATGAACTCCATTTGCTCTTAGCATTTTAGTATAAGCAATAGTCTTCTCTGCTGCATCAGGATCAAGTGCAACTATAACTCTTTTAAAACCTCTAAGAGCCTCAATGTGATTTGCATTAAGTGTAGTTCCTAATATAGCCACACCTGTTGCCCCTAAAGT